ATTTCGATTTCGTTCTTCACATCGTCAAGCAGGACGAGGACTGGTTTGGTTCGGGCATCCAGGGCCACCAGAGCGGCCTTGAGATATGATTTCGGGTCGTAGACCGTTCCGTCCTCCCCGCCATACCAGATGGTGCCGGTGGAGATCGTCCTGAAGCCAATCAGGATGCCGGTTCGGTTTTTGGGGAATGGCTTGACCTCCCACACCTTCCACCAGTCAGAGCCGCCCGACTCTCTGATGCGGTGTTCCGACTTCCGGCGAAGCTGGTGAGGGATGATCACCACATCCCCGAATTTCAGATCATTGGCCATGTGGCCTCCAAGGTTCATGCAGATGGACAAGATCAGGCGGAAAGCGCCTGGACCTCGATGGTTTGGGCGATGGAAAGCAGAAGGTCGCGGAAGGCGTGGGGCGACCTCTGCCGTTGGCGGCTCGACATATTGGCGATGATTCCGCAGCGCCTGGCCGATTCGTAACCGCGCTCCGCCAGGCGCTTGGCCGGTAGGCGTTGTTCACACGGCCCCAGATCAGTTCGGGGGGCTTGGGACCGACCACCAGGAGCCATGTCTTCTTCCTGGCAGGGTGGCCGTAGTGCCCTTGCTCCACTTCACAGGTCCATTCCTGATAGCCGATCTGGAGCCATCCAGTCTTGGGTGGCGTGGGGATCCCGAAGGCAGGCCACGCCTTGGAGTGGGCGGGGTGTTCCAGGATTCCGCCGAAGCGGCGAAGGGAAGCCAGCGCGGCCTTGAAGCATCCGGCATCGTCCCCAGCCTTCTTGGTCTTCAGGGTCATGGAGCCTTCCGCGAACCGGCCCCAGCGTTCACAGGGCGGGTGGGCGACCACGGGGTGAGGGCCTTGGTAGGTCCGTGCGTCCCGGTTGATGTCCCACGGGTCCACGCCGGGAAGGCCGAAGTAGCACCCGTTGGTTTCGACATAGAGAGCGGCGATCAATTCAGGCTCCAAAGGACCGTGCAGATGGATAGGTGCGCTAGGTGCGCTCGAAATAGGGACAGTGATCTTTTAGCTCTTCGCGTCGGTTGATATGCCCTCCGCTGGGGACAGACGGTCCTCCGATCCAATAAAAGCAGGTCGGCAATGCGGGCATTTTTATCGAATACCGGCATCGACCATCTCCGCTCGGGTGCATCCTCCCAGTTGCAGTTTTCTGCCAGTCGGCGTGTTTACAGTCGGTGCAGTTCTTCACGATGCCCCCGCATCTGGACAAGATCAGTTGAAGAGTTCGGGGTTGGTGAGGTCGTGGTTCACCATGGCGTCGAAGATCCGCATAGCCATGGATCGGAGTTGAATGTGCCCCCAACACTGGATGCAGATTCCGGGGTGGTCTGGTTCCTGCTCACAGAGGTCCCATCCGGTGCCATCCATTTCCCATGGACCCGTGACGAACCAGCGCCCATCCATGGCGGCGATGCTGGTGTCATTGGCGACAGCCTGAGCCTGCTTGCGGGTGAATGCCATGGCTACTTACCTCGGGTGGAATGGATAAGGGCGATGCCAAGAGTGCTCACTTCGGATTCTTCAGGGCGCGGGTGAAGGTTGGGATAGGCGCGGTGCCTGAACTCAGTCAGTTGCTCGGGGGTCATCACCTCGCAGGCGATCTCTAGTTCCCGGCTCTGGTCATCGAAGGCTTGTCCTAGTTTCTCGATGCTCTCGTTCTCGCGGCGGGCGGCGTCGATGACGGGTTGCCAGTAGGAGGCGCGGACGCCTCGGCAAAGCTCAGCTTCAACTTCGTTAATGAGTCTGAAAACCTGAGTGCTCATAGGACTCCTGGACAAGATCAGTGGATGGGGCGGTGCTTGCCGCAGGTGCCTCGGTAGCCTTCGGGCGTGGGTGTCCCGCAGGACCACCAATCCCAGCACCCCGGCTCATCGCAGCAGGTTTTGACGCTACTGACATCCTTGCAACCGGGGCACCCGGTCAGTTCATCGTCAGGGTCGAATGGGTTGGGGGCATGGAGCAGTTCGGTGTCTTCGCCCTTCCACCCGCAGTTGGAGTTCTCGCATTTCACTTTCACGGTCGGGCTCCCGGACAGGCTCATCCCTGCTGGATGGGTAGATGGATGGTATCGATGAAGGCTTCGCCGAAGAGTTCATCCTCCTGGGCGGCATCGAGTTCGTTTTCAGCCTCGGTTACATCAAATAGCCGCACCCAGAGCGATCCACCGGCATAGGGGACTTCGGTGTATCCAACGCCATTCTCTGGCTTTGTCTCGGCGGCGTAGATGGCAAGAATTTCATTCGACATGGCAGTTCCTTCCAAGGTTCATGCGAGTGGACAGTTACGGTTTCGGTGCGTATTCGATGAAGAACGGGCAGAAGAACGGCGGGGCTGTGGGGCTCAGGTCAGCAAAGCTGAGGGGTCTAAGTCCCATGCCATCGTCTGCCTCGCAATCCATGAACCGGGCGCAGGTATCGCGCTTGCCACAGGTCGTTCCGATGCACCGGGAAACATCGCGGGGAAGCTGGCTCATGCCTCCCTCGCCGCCAGTTCCTTGCAATACTCGATCAGTTCGTCCTGCATCCGTTTCCCGTTGTCGCCAAGGGCAAACCTGATGCGAGATAGCAAGTCGAAGGCGCTGGCGTTGTCGCGCTGCGCCTGCTCCACCTCCTGCCGGATGGAATCCAGGGCGGGACGCCACACGGTTTCGGGAGCATCACAAGTGAGCAGGCATTGTTCAAGGATCGGAAGGTCAGTCATGTGGGGTGCCTTTGGACAGGATTTCAGTTGTTAAGGATTTCTGAATAACTGAACCGTAAAGGGATTCTTGACGGTTCGGATTCTGGACATTCGTTAGCGAGTGGTCCCGACAGCCGGGACACCCGCAGGGATTTCGATTTCAGTTGTAGGGCACCAGTGGGTGACAAAGGGCTCGGTGTAATTCCCAGTGCCGTTGAGGGTGTTCCCATAGGCGGTGATGATCTCGGTTCCGATGATCGGGTTAGCCTGGATAGCCATCACACGCTGACCTGGGGCTGGCTTTGATTTCTTCAAGTCTCGCCATGGGAGCATCGGAATTCCTTTCGAGGGTCGTGCATCTGGGCAGCCTCACTCGGCTGCGGCTTCGGGTTCGTCATAGCCCCAAGAGATTTCCTGGAGCATGGCATCGCGCATGTAGTTCTCGCGTTCATCGGGTGCCATTTCGTCCCAGTCCTCTTGGTCGATTTCGACGGTGAATTTCTTCTTGCTGTGGATGTTGGCTCCACTGTCTACATAGGCTTGGATCTTCACGGTTCACCTCATGGGATATTGGACAGGCTCACGCCTGGGTGTCTTTCAGTTCGCAATCACACATGATCGAAAAATCAGGGTTGTCCTCACGGGTGACAGGGCGCTCGTTGGTCATGGTTGCCACCTGAGACACCAAACCCCAGCAGATAGAGGTGGCGTATTCACTCCACCCTTCGTCCCCGGCGGTTTCCTGCTCGGACTCCAGCGCCTTTGCTGCGTGGTCCCTTGCTGCATCGGCGTTGTCGTGGAATTGGAAATCACCCATTCCGTCATAGCTAAAAAACAATCCCATGGCGTGTTCCTTCCAAGGTTCATGCGAGTGGACATCAGCGTTTCGGGACGGTGGAGTGCCCACCGCATTGCCCCATGGCAGACTCGAAAGCGATCACAGCATCCTCTGGGGTGCTGCCGAACCCGGCGACTCCAGAGGCAAGGTCATCGCCCCAAAGCAGGCACCAGAGGTTTCCATCGCGCTTTGGCTTCAGCCCCAGCACGACAGCCCAGTGATCCCGCTTCTCGGCTGCGGCATGATCCAGGCGGGCGGTGGCATACATTTCTTGCTGCACATGAAATGGGACTTCCATGGTGGTCCTTTCTGGGCAATAGTGCGTTGTTGTTGGTTCTGATGGTTCCGGTATGCCAATAGGGTCAGACACTAAACAACGATGTTGGTCGTGTTCAATTTGCGCCCGGCAAGCTCACGGATGGCCTTACGATGTTCTTTCGACGGGGTGTGTTCATTCTTGAGCCAGCGGAATATGGTTGATCTATGGACTTCCAACTTGGAGGCCAGTTTGTTCACACCGTATCTTTTGACCCAAGCGGCGAATTTGGCATCGGCCATTTGTTACCTCCCGAGACAAACGTAACGCAACATCGCCAGTCGCGCAAGGGGCAACTTTGAACAAAAAAAAAGGTTGCGCGAGCCGCGACATGATGTATCCTTAATTATCAACCAACCGGGCCATCCCGGAATGCCGAGGAGCTACAATGTTGAACCCCACCCCCCAACACCGCATGGACCTGATCGTGGGCTATGCGGCCATCCTCATGGACATCTGCCGGACCAACCGGGACAAGCCCAATCTGCTGGCCTACGAGATGCTGACGCTGGTATCTGCGGACATTACCCAGCAGACTGACCGGCTTCTCCAGGACCACGACGATGCCAGGTTCCAGGCCATGTGGGGCCACCGTGGGACCGTGGGTTGTGCCTGGGATAAGATCGTGGACTCTGCTTTCGATGAGGGCTTTGACGACCTGAACCCCGCCGAAGACGCAGCGTTTGATGCGATCGAAGCTGCCCATCCCACTACATTCAACCCGAAGGGGCTGTGATGGCTAACGGCCCATCACGTTCTGAGATAGCAGAACACGCTACTTCTGACGCATTCGAGACCGAAACAGACCCAGTGTTCACCTGCGACACTTGCGGAGAAGAGTTCGAGCCGTGGCCGGATTCATACTGTGGCCGCACGTTCATCGAGAAAGACAACTGCCAGAAGTGCCTTGAACCCATTGAACCTGACCCTATGGGCGGTTGGAACGAAGACATTGGAAGGGATGACCGATGAACGACCAAGAATTGTTCAACTATGTTGTTGAGTTGGAGCAGAACCGTCTGGAATATGGCCGATTCATCCAGCAGATAGCCGAAGCCCTTGGGGTGCCAGAGGTATTCGGTGGTGGATACGAAGAAGACGCAATCCTGCTAGCAATCAAAACCCTCAAGGAGAAAGCCAATGGCTAACCCGGTAAACACGATCCAAACCCTTGACCCAGATGTGATTGGGAACTTGGTCATCAATGGCGACCTCAAGCGGCTGTCGGCCCCACAGAAGATCGCATTCTATACCTACAAGTGCCAGCAGGCAGGGCTTGACCCGGCTGCAAAGCCTTTCGATCTTCTGACCCTCAATGGCAAGGAAATACTCTATGCCAACGCTGGATGCACTCAGCAGCTCACAGCCAACCGGAAACTGAGCCACCAAATTACCAACCGTGAATTGGTGGATGGGATCTACTGCGTTTTCTGCAAGGTGACTGATGCCGAGGGCCGATCCACTGAGAACATGGGCGCTGTGACCGTGGAAGGGCTCAAGGGCGAGAACAAGGCCAACGCCATGCTCAAGGCCACCACGAAGGCTATTCGTCGCTCTGTGCTGGCTCACTGTGGCCTGGGCGTCATGGATGAGCAGGAAGTGGAAACCATCCCAGGTGCCAAGACTGAGGTATGGACTGCGCACGAGAATGCTGTTGAGTGGAGCGAAGAAGAATATGCAGAGGCCAAGGGGATCGTGCTGGCCTTCGGTGACTACCTCGACAAGAAGGGCATGGAGTTTGATGAGATTGAAACCACCCTCCAGCCCCCCCGGTCCACCATTGGGGATGAGCGCGGCCTGGACAATTGGAAGAACCGATTCCAGGAATACACCAAGCGGGTGGCTAAAAAGCATGGTTTCACTGATGAGGTGAAGTAATGCGTAACACAACCGAAGCTGAGCTTGCCAACACCTTAGCCATCCTGTGGGTTCGCCGTTCAATCGCATGGCTCACCCTGTTCCGGTTCATCCCAAAGTATCGTGATTATCTGACGATCCGTAGGAACCAACTGTTCATCCTGCTCAAGCGTGATCAGCGTATCGGGTCGGGGATGAAGTCCAAATGAATATCTGTAGAGTCCTTGGATGCCAGTCTATTTCTGTCCCCAATGAGCAGTTTTGTGATCCTCACCTAGAGGACTACGAAGAAGGCATAACCCACCGGCTTAAACGTGCCTTGAATAACTCCGGTCCCGGTAAGGGGTGCCCCGGACTTCCTCGCACCTCAAAGGCTCACCAGAGGCAATACTCCAATCTTTCCAAAGGAACAAAGTTCCCAGAGTATGAATCATTTAAGGGACTTCACCCAGAATTGTTATCACTCAAAGAACAGATCAGAGCAGCTACCCAAGAAATAATCTCTGAGATTCGCGCCAAACGAGCAGAAAGGAAGGCCAATGCTAATCAAAACGGTTAGATCCATCGGTAGGGCATCCGTCATCTTCATGTGGCTTCTAGTGGCCTTTCTGCTCTCTGGCGCTACCGGGACCATGGCCCAGAAGGTTACGTTCTGCACCCTTTTGGCGGTTCTCGTATTCTGGGCGATCTGGCCAGTGGTAACCGAGCGTTCACTGGACGAAATTATCCATGCCAATCAGCAGGCATCACTCAAGCGATTCCACAGGATGCAGGCTAGGGACCGGAGAGAACGGGAACATCGGGCTTGGTGGAAGTCGCTGGGGATCGGGAAATGAGCCCTTTGGAACGTGACATTCAGAAGGCCATCCAGGATTATTTCTGGCTTCAGCACCGGATTACCCTAGTCGCTACTGATGCAGGAGGCAAGGGGTTCAGGGCTGCGAGCGGTGGTAAGGGCCACTCTGGTATTCCGGCAGGCTTTCCCGACCTTGTAGGGGTCATCCCGCCAAATGGCAGGGCAATCTACATCGAAGTGAAACGCCCCGGAGCGATAGTCAAGACTGGGAGCCTACAAGATCGGTGGTTACAAAAGTTGTTCGATGATGGGGCAGTAGCCTTTTGGGCTAATTCGGTAGACATGGCAATTCATGAATTTGAAGTCCAATCTTAACCCGTATATCTGAGATGGAGATGGGATGAAACTCACAACCCTTAAACCTTGCGAAGATGCGGCCATTTGGCTTGCAACTCAACCAGACCCAGAAACGGCGTGGAATACTTGTCACCGTTCAGACTGGATGATCTGGCTTCTTAAAACCATCATATACGACGACCCCAAAGCATACCGACTGTTTGCCTGCTGGTGTGTCCGTAATACTCCATTGGCCGATGGCCGCAAGGTTTGGGATCTACTGACCGATCCGCGCAGTAAAAACGCTGTAGAAGTAGCGGAACGATTCGCAGTTGGTGAAGCCACAGAACAAGAGCGGGCTGCTGCGGCTGCTGCGGCGGGGGCTGCTGCGGATGCTGCGGCGGGGGCTGCGGATGCTGCGGGGGATGCTGCGGGGGCTGCTGCGGATGCTGCGTGGGCTGCTGCGGGGGCTGATGCGGATGCTGCGTGGGCTGCTGCGGCGGGGGATGCGGATGCTGCGTGGGCTGCTGCGTGGGCTGCTGCGGGGGGGGCTGCGGCTGCTGCGGCGGCGGCTACGGCGGCTGCTGCGGCGGGGGATGCGGATGCTGCGGGGGCTGCTGCGGATGCTGCTGCGGCTGCTGCGGCTGCTGCGGTGTGGAATGCTGCTGCGGGGGATGCTCAAACCAATAAGCTACGTGATATGATCCCATTCTCTGCGTTCTCACATTTACTTGGTAACGGCTATGAGTAACGACTTCGACATCAAATCCTACGCATTCACAGCCGCAAGTGTAACACTCGTAGCTGATTCCGTGAAAATGCTCCGCAAGTCTGGAACGGCGGTAGAGGTCCAGCTAATGGAGGAAGCCCTGGGGAACCTGGTGGAAGCTCGGGATTCGATACGCCATAGGCTTGACTAGGGCGCTGGATAGACCCACAATGAGCCATCGGTATCAGACCCGATGAAACACAACTCTTCCCCATCCCTGCCATTGTATTGACTGCCCGATAACCGGGGTCTGATCAGTCGATAGTGGCAGGGCCTTTTTAGGTGATGTATGGACTATTCGCAGTTCCTAGACGGGAAGGCGATCCGCGCCATTCCTACAGGCATCCCAGCGCCAGGGCCAGTGCCTCCCATGTTATTCCCATTCCAGGCCGATATCGCCCGATGGGCGATCAAGCGTGGCCGTGCCGCCATCTTCGCAGACTGTGGGATGGGCAAGACACCGATGCAGCTTGCATGGGCTAATCAGATCCCAGGCAAGGTGCTAATTCTGGCTCCGCTTGCCGTAGCCCAGCAGACAGTGCGTGAAGGTAAGAAGTTCGGGACTGATCTGACCTATTCACGGTCTGCGTGTGACGCACGGATCACCATCACTAATTACGAGATGCTGGACCACTTCAATGCTCATGACTACACTGGCATCGTCCTGGATGAGTCCAGCATCCTGAAGTCCTACGATGGCAAGTTCCGTCAGCAGATCATTGAGTCGTTCAAAGACACGCCATTCAAACTGGCCTGCACCGCTACACCTGCCCCAAACGACCACATGGAGCTTGGGAACCATGCTGAGTTCCTGGGTGTTCTGACCCGCACCGAGATGCTTTCGACCTTCTTTGTGCATGACGGTGGCGACACGGCCAAGTGGCGCATCAAGGGCCATGCTGAGGATGACTTCTGGAAGTGGCTGGCTTCATGGGCTGTGATGATCCGCAAGCCTTCGGACCTTGGCTATGAGGATGGCAACTTCATCATTCCAGAACTGATCATGCACCCTCACATCGTGCAGGCTGAACACACCCCAGAGGGGCTTTTGTTCGCTCTGGAAGCCACCACACTCCAGGAACGCCAGCAGGCCCGCAAGATCACCACGCCGGAGCGTGTGGCCCGTGTTGCGGAGATTGTGGCCACGAAGCCCGATGAACCTTGGCTGATCTTCTGCAACCTGAACACTGAATCTGAATCTGCGGCATCGGCCATTCCCGGCGCTGTGGAGATTACCGGCTCCGATTCCATGGAAGTTAAGGAATCCAGGATGCTCGGGTTCCAGGATGGATCGCATCGGGTGGTGGTTTCCAAAGCGTCGATCTGTGGATTTGGGATGAATTTCCAACACTGTCCCAATGTGGTTTTTCTCGGCCTCTCCGACTCATACGAGCAGTTCTACCAGGCGATCCGCAGGTGCTGGCGTTTTGGGCAGACCAAGCCCGTCCACTGCCATGTCGTGACCTCTGACCTTGAGGGCGCTGTGGTTTCCAACATCGAACGCAAAGAGGATGATGCCCAGCGCATGGCCGAAGGGATGGTTTCTCACATGCACCAATTCAATGAGCAGGACATTCGCGGCACAGTCCAAACCCACGACACTTATCGGACCAATCATGCCTCTGGTAAGGGTTGGGATATGCACCTTGGGGATTGCGTTGATGTGGTCAGCCAGATCCCATCTGACTCCATCGGCTATTCGATATTCTCCCCTCCGTTCGCAAGCCTCTACACCTACTCCGCATCGGACCGGGACATGGGGAACTGCCGGGATGCTGATGCTTTCTATAAGCACTTCCGGTTCCTGACGAAAGAACTGCACCGGGTCATGATGCCGGGTCGGAATCTGAGCTTCCATGTGATGAACCTGCCCTTTTCCAAAGAGCGTGATGGGTTCATTGGCATCCGGGACTTCCGGGGCGATCTGATCCGCATGTTCCAGGATGAGGGATTCATCTTCCATTCTGAGGTTTGCATCTGGAAGGATCCAGTCACGGCGATGCAGCGGACCAAGGCTATTGGCCTTCTGCACAAGCAGATCAAAAAGGACTCGACCATCTCTCGCCAGGGCATCCCTGACTACCTTGTGACGATGCGGAAGCGCGGGGCCAACCCTGAGCCTGTGACCCACACTGACGAGACGTTCCCAGTCCAGATGTGGCAGAAGTATGCCAGCCCTGTTTGGATGGATATTAACCCTTCTGACACTCTCCAACGAGAATCTGCTAGGGAAGAGAAGGACGAGCGCCATATCTGCCCTTTACAGCTTCAAGTGATCCAGCGGGGCCTCGATCTGTGGTCTAACCCAGGCGATCTGGTTCTCTCCCCATTCGGCGGGATCGCTTCTGAGGGTTTCATGGCAGTGAAGATGGGCCGTAGGTTCGTTGGTGCTGAGTTGAAGGAATCTTACTGGAAGCAGGGGTGCCGGAACCTAAAGGCGGCTGAGACTGCCAACGAGGGCGGGTTATTCGACCACCACGACTCTTGTGTAACCCTTGACACAGACCACTAATAGGCACATACTTATCCATCGGCTGTAGAACGCCGGAATGAATCTTCCTGCAAGACGCTCTGCTAGTTGAACTAGGTGCCCGAAAGGGGTTCTACCACCCGGTTACTAGCAGGGCCATGCTGAAACCTACCGATGCGAACATGGAACCTGAGATTGAACCTTGATGAGTTGAACGCCTTGGCTGTGTCCTCGTTCACCGACCAAGAACGAATAGACGCATTCCACGGCCTGGTTTTGGGCTGTAATGCTGGAACACTACCCGAACAGTGTTCGAACGGTGTTCGAAGGTCGTTCGAGATTGGGCTTAGTTGGAGGCACGAAGCTGAAGGATTTAAAGATCGTAAGGCAAAAGCTGGGAAAGTCAGCGCAGAAACACGGAAAGCTAAGTTTGGAACAGCACAACCACCGAACAGTGTTCGAACAGACCCCGAACGGTGTCCGAACCAAACCACAAACCACAAACCACAAACCAGCAATCCTGAAAACAACAAACCAACTGATCCTCAGCCAAAGGCTTCGGCGGCGTGTTTAGAAGTAATTTCCATCTGGAATGAATCTACCCAGGGCAAGCTCCCAAAAGCAAAACTAATCCCCAAGAGGGAAACAGAAATCAAGGCAAGGCTCAAGGAACCAGGGTGGCTGGATGACTTCAGGGCCTCTTGTTCCTACCTGATAACCCAACCATGGGCAACTGGGCAAGGTGACAAGCCGTGGACAGCAACAATTGATTACCTTCTTAGGAAGGGCAAAGCTACAGAGAATGCAGAAAAGTCTAACGCACCCAAGAATGGAGCCCCCAATGGATCACGAAGCCCACAACACCGAGCTGCGATTGATGCAGCATACATCGACCACCTTAGCGCTAGAACGCCTGCGGAAGATGGAGAGGGAAACAAAGACGTGCTCGACTTGTGGGAGAATGCGGCCAAAGGATAAGGATAAATGCGATAACTGCCTTGAGCTGGCAGAAGATCAGAAGCGATGGGAGGAAGGCTATACCCAGAAGGTTTTGAACCGGCTAGATGATTACCTAAAGGCTGTGTTTTTAAACAATGGAATGAGCCCGCGTGAAGTTAAGGCCACTATGGAAAGAGTGCCGCAGAAGATTAAATCAGCTATCCCCAAAGCCACGCTTGAACAGCTATTCTCCGGGGAGATCCCCTTGAATGGTTTTGGTCTCGGTGGAACCACGGGAGGGGGTAAGACAATGGCCATAGCTGCCATCCTGAAGGCTTGCGGGGCATCCCAGGCTAAGAACCACAAGGTAAAGCCTCACCACCCTTTTGGAGGGCCTTTGCGGGGCATGGTGTGGGCATCCTGGCCTGACGAAGTGTCGTGGCTCAGATCAAACGCTATCAGCCCTGATGCTCCAATCCGCGTCAAAGAATTGGCACAAGCCGAACTTCTGATCCTGGACGATCTTGGGCGCGAAAGGATCAAGGGTAATTACTCTGACGATTGGGCAGCTTCTCAGCTTGATACAGTCATCAATCACCGTTACCGGGGAGAATTGCCTACTATATGGACTACCAACGTTACCGAAATGGACCTCGTAAACCTTTACGGTGCCGCCATGCTTCGCCGGTTAACCGCTGATAACCCACTTATCTGGATTCCTGATCTCAAGGTGATGGGATGAGCCTTTGGGGAGATCCACCAGAAACATGCCAGAAGGAATTCAAACATGGTCCATGGGAAGGGATGCCGCCACGCCATGTCTGGAACAGTTCAAACATGTTCCGGCAATGCCAAACGTGTTTATCTTGCGGTTACAAGTGGGATGAATTTGATTTTACCTATCGAGCCCACCCAAGCCAACCATCAGAACAGCATGGTATCTGCTGGAACTGCTGGAGAATAGAATTCAACCCAACCAACGCCCAACAGGGCATCTAGGAGACCCACCATGAACGACATCAAGGCAACCGAACTAACCATCAACGGCATTACATACGTGCCTAAGGGAACCGAAACGTCGGCCACCCTCGGCCCCTGCCGAATTATCGTTGCGGATCGTGGCTGGGTATTCGTCGGTAACTGCGAAGATCATGCCGATGGGACCATAACTATCTCGAATGCTCGTAATATCCGACTTTGGGGGACCACCAAGGGGCTTGGTGAACTGTCGGAAGGCCCCTTGTCTGGCACCAAATACGACAAATACGGAACCGTCCGTTGCCTACCCATCGTCCAGATCAGCGTTAATTCGGGGTGGTAAAATGAAAGCCCTACTGATGGGGAATAACGGCTACGGCGACGGCTACGGCGACGGCTACGGCTACGTAGACGGCGACGGCGACGGCGACGGCTACGGCTACGGCTACGGCGACGGCTACGGCGACGGCTACGGCTACGGCGACGGCTACGGCTACGTAGACGGCTACGGCGACGGCGACGGCTACGGCTACGGCTACGGCGACGGCTACGGCGACGGCTACGGCGGCGGCTTATGACAGTCACTCCCGAATACATGAGAGAACGCTACTGGCACCTAAAGGGCCTGGGCATCTGCGCCAAGTGTGGCCAGGAAGACCGGATCGAAGGCAGGGCCTACGGTGCCGCGTGTTTAGACCGTAACCGCATGCCATCGCAGGTAACCAGGGACCGCAAGAGAGCAGAGGAGAAGAGGAATGAAGATCACATGGACTGATAAGAAGATAACGATTGACGGTGAGGGGCTTGAAATCCCTTTCTATAATGGTGAGCTTGCCATAAATTGCCCGTGTGTAGAGGATTGCCCGTTTCCAACTGATATAACCAACTTCAACGCTAAGTGGATAGGTGAACGGCCAGTGCCACCAGAGGAGAATCCATGAGGTGCCCAACATGCGGTAATGAAAATCCTTACGGTAACGGCCAAAATCCCCAGCAAGACTATTTCAACCGAATGATGGCCCAACAGCAGAACATGAACCAACTATTGGGCAAGGGGATGCAGGATGCGTATATTCGTTACGGAGGCATGGCCGCCAACATGAACGCTGGGGAAGGTCGAACATTCGGCAACCCGGCATGTGATGAGCCAGAGCCAGCCTTAAAGCCCACAGCATGGCATCAACTCAAGGCCCTTCTGAAAGTGATGATCCCATGAGCGGCATTCCTCAGCCCAAATCCCCCCCGCTACGTAGCCAGAAGATCCTAGACGATGCCAAGACCTGCCCCCGGTGTATGCACTGTGGCCTAGACAATTGGGATGGCCAGCAGCTTGTGGGGTGCCACCCTCCGGTAAAGATGAACCGTGGGGGAGGCATGGGGCAGAAGGCCCACGACATCACCGCAAACCTATGCTGTAGGCCGGGGGGATGCCACGACCGGCTCGACAATCGGACAAGCGTGGTCTTGACGCCCAAGGAGCAAGACGAGATGTATCTTAATGCGATGTATTGGACGATGGTCTGGCGAATCCAAGAGGGGGTGCTGAAGTGAAAACCTTCATCATCCGAGAGCCAACCCATCTAGGAACCTGTATTGCCTACATTACGGGCCATTGGTCTAATGCGGCATCATCCGGGAAGCCCATACAGGTGGTTGTGGAGCCGGAGAAGAAGAAAAGATCTCTATCGGCCAATGCTCGTTACTGGGCGGGTCCGCTGAAAGACATTGAACGTGATGCCATGTATGAGGGCCAGCATTACAAGGCAGAGGTCTGGCACGAACACGCAAGCGAACTGTTCCTACCCGATGAGGCAGACTTTGACTTTGATCCTGAACACGTTACCAACCCGGATACCTACCGGAAATGGGACTACCCGCCCATGCTCAAGCACCGGAGGCTTATCGGCAGCACAACCCAGCTAACTCCAAAGGGTTTCACATTCTACCTGTCACGGGTTGAACCATACTTTGCACACCCTCCGTTCAATGTCACGTTCACTGAACCTGAACCATGAGAACCCCTTGCACCACAACGATTCCAGCGTATAATTAACAGTGAGGTGAGATGTGATCGGTGTAACTATCGCTGGCAGTATAGGATGAGGCACAACCGAACCCTAACCTACTGGATGTCAGCCATAGCCTGCACCATACTGGCATGTGAGCTTTGGGATGCGATCTGGGGGCGGAAATGAGCAACAGGTTTTTAACCATCGCTGAGTGGGAAGCATATTGTTCTGAGGTATTCATGCGCCACGCTGCCAAGTTCTTCACATATTGGGGCGCATAAATGAATCAAGACACTATCGAAGTCCAGCTCTGGCACTCGGCTTCTATCATGACCAACGGGCAAGAAATTAGGCTCAGTTGCCTGGGATCATGCAATGAAGGTCATGGGGGGAAACAGTAATGGCTGGCAGACCCTCAAAGCTCACAGACCGCCAATGGGGAGAGATTGGAAGGCGACTGGCCCAAGGGGAAAGCCAATCATTCCTCGCCTGTAGCTTCTGGAGTAGGATCATGAGGGGGAGCCGATGACAAGTTGTCCACAAGTTGACAGTGACGCAAGAGGGCACAATGGGTAAGGTGGAGGACCAGCCTAAGAAAAAGGCGAACAAAGGAACTTTTACCAAGGATAATCCAGGCCCCGGTAGGCCCAAGGGGATACCGAACAAACTCACAACCCAGGTCAAAGAAGCTATGGAGTTGGCCTTCGAGGGGTTGGGAAGCGTGGATGAGTTGATTGAATGGGGCAAGACCAATCGAACCGAGTTCTACAAGTTGTGGATCCGGCTCCTGCCCGCGAAGATCGAGGCAACCGGCAAAGATGGTGAAGCCCTCTTCGGCCCTGATCAGATTGTCCGGGCTGCAAACGAGATCATCGCTGCGCGGTCCCGCAAGTGATTGAGCCGGGGTCTCTGCTGGCCTATTCGATCCTCCAGTGGGAAGGCTACAACCCAGCGAACCACCACCGGCTGCTGGCAGACAAACTGGAAGCTGTGGCACGTGGTGAGGTCAAGCGGCTGATAGTTCAGATGCCACCTAGACACGGCAAGTCAATGGAGGCTTCTGAGTTCTTCCCGGCGTGGTATCTGGGAAACTTCCCGTCCCATCAGATCTTGGCCTCAACTTATGCCCAGGAACTAGCGGGTGACTTTGGGCGTAAGGTCCGTAACCTTTGCCAAACTACCCAGCATCTTCACATGTTCCCAGGATTCAGCCTTTCCCAGGACTCACAGGCCGCTTGTAGGTTCCACACACCAGATCGTGGTGTCTACCAGGGCGTGGGTATCGGCGGGGCAGCTACGGGCCGTGGCGCACATCTGTTGCTTATTGATGACCCTGTTAAGAGCCGGGAAGAAGCCGAATCCGAGATCATGCGGAAGCGGGTAAAGGACTGGTATACATCTGTCGCACGAACCCGGTTGATGCCTGGTGGTGCTATTGTGGTCATTCAGACCCGTTGGCATGAGGACGACCTAGCGGGATGGCTCCAGAAGGAACACGCCCATGAGGGCTGGGAAGTGCTTAACCTTCCAGCATTGGCTGAACCCAATGACCCGCTTGGACGGGCAGAAGGCGCGGCCCTGTGGCCTGAGTGCTACCCGGTATCGGAACTGAGCGTCATTAAGCAGTCTATCGGCGCTAGGGACTGGTCTGCTCTCTACCAGCAGAGACCCAGCGCCATGGAAGGCTCAATCCTTAAGCGTGGGAACTGGGGTTACTTCAAGCCAGCGGAGGTAAACCCCGCTGGCTTGATCGAGTCCCTTTGCGTCACTCGCGTCATTCAGGCATGGGATACGGCGTTCAAGACGGGCAATATGAACGATTACAGTGTTGGCGTGACTATCGGTGTAGCGAAGGCTCGATATTACATCTTGGATGTGTGGCGAGACCGGGCAGAGTTCCCTGACCTCAAACGCGCGTTGGTGTCACAGGCTACAAAGTGGGGCGCTCACGCTGTGGTAATTGAAGACGCAGCATCAGGCCAAAGCCTTATACAGGAACTTCGACGTAACACGCGGATCCCGTTAGTTACCGTGAAAGCCGACAAAGACAAGACGAGCCGAGCCAACGCAATTTCAGCAATACACGAGGCAGGGCTGTGTTATCTACCAGAAAACGAACATTGGGTATCAGACTTCGTTGATGAGTGCGCGGGGTTCCCTTCCGCTGCGCATGATGACCAAGTTGACGCATTCGTTCACGCTTTGACCTATGCTAGACCTATGGCACAGTTTGATGCCGAAGAGAAGGATATTGAGGAGTTCCCAGGCATGGTAAGGAAGCGTGGAGGGTGGGCATCATGAAAATTGCGGACATCAAAGCATTCTTCAAGGGCGTCCCGGTCTGGTGGACCGTTGGGTTATGGTTCCTGGATGTCATGGCTTACTCCAGAAAAGACCGTAAACCATGACTTGCAAGCCAGAGGTGGAGCGAAGATTACAGGTGTTCTGTCGCACTGTAGATGTAGGGGATGGTTTCGAGATGGATGAGCCATTCACTATCGAAGGCGTCTATGAGCCAGACCCGAGTAAGTGGGCCAAAACGCTTGACACACTAAAGTCATTCTGGCGCGTGTGGTGGACATACCAGGTCTGTGGATACTTCTCCAACCTTTGGTCTGCTATCTGTGGGAGGCGTGATGGTTAAGTGGTTAGCCTGTTTCGTATGCCTGGCCGTTCTGGCGTGTTTCGGTTGGCTGGTGGCAGAATGACCTACCTCCAGTCCCTCCTAGCCGAAGCCATGGGCCTCGCGTCCAATGACCCAAGAGTCATCGCAGCCGTCAAAGCCATCTACAAAGCTAAGGTTGTAGATGACCGGGCTGTGACCAGAGCCCAGATCAGGGCCGATAAAGAAACAGACTATAAGATCCTCGCACGTAGGTATCATTGCTCACCTCAAACGGTTTACCGTTCATGGTCGGAGATTTTACCATCTATGGAAACCCGATGACTACAAACTGATCATGCCGGGGGAGTCAATAGACACATTTAGGGCTCAGATACGATAGAGACCCACCCAACCTCAAACCTCCGGCGCTTTGGTGCCTGTGGATTCCCCGAAACTCGTATACCACCAAGGATCGGGGGTCATCGAGACCCCTGAAGGCGTTACGGTGGCATTCGGTTGGGCCGGTAAGGGTATCGGCAAGAACCGGCCAGAAGTCCAGAATGTGAAGTGCATCGGCCCTCTACCGCAGGGCCTTTATGTTGTAGGGGTATGGGAAGACCACCCCAGGCTCGGCAAGATGGTAACCCCCTTGACCCAGATCGAAGGCGAGACCTTTGACCGTGGGTCATTCTTCATCCATGGCCCATCTAAAGACCCCTTGCACTATGGGCAGGAGTCTATGGGCTGTATCGTCGTGCCTTTCACCAGCCGCCTGAAGATCCGAGAAGATCTGCCAGAAGGCTCATACTTGAGGGTGGAAGCATGACCTCTTTTGATTGGAAAGCCCTTGCCAGATCTGTCGCTCCGACCATCGGGACTGCTTTGGGTGGGCCTCTCGGGGGCGTGGCAGGTTTGGCGCTGGCGAAGGTTCTTGGTGTCCCAGAGGGCGGGGATCACGACGATTCAGCCCTTGCCGCTGCGGTCCAAGGGGCGACTCCAGACCAACTTCTGGCCCTCAAGAAAGCAGACCAGGACTTCGCGCTTCAGATGCAGGAACTTGGGTTCAAGGACCTCGAAGCCTTGGAGGCCATTGCTGCCGGTGATCGCGCCTCAGCCAGAGACCGTGAAGTAAAGACTCAGGACTGGACGCCCAAAGCTTTAGCGGTTGGGATAACAATCGGATTCTTTGGGCTTCTTAGCTATTTGATGAAGTCTGAGCCCCCAGCAGGTAGCCGGGACATCCTCAACATTATGTTGGGTGCGCTTGGGTCGGCCTGGATCAATGTTATTTCCTATTATTTTGGGTCCAGCGCAGGGTCTGCCAGGAAGACAGAATTGACCGGGGGCAAAGTATGAGTGATCGTAAATGCCCCCTCCCTGAATGCCCGGAACATAACTATACGAGACGCCAGGATGATGCTGGATTGCAGGTCATCCTACAGGCCATTGGTGGCCTTGAACGATCTACAGCGGCTCAGACGCTTGAGATGAACCAGCGCTTAGGGCGGATGGAGTCAAACATCGCTAAGACGGCTGAGCGCATCGGGGCACATTCAGGGGAGATCGAGAACCTCAAGGCGGCTAGTAAGTCCCGGATGGATAAGAAGTGGCTACTCGTGTCTGCCTTCATCGGGGCCACTACAACTCTTCTGGCGAGCGCTTTGAATGTGTTCAAGGCAGGTAAGTAATGGGCGTCGTCGGTAAAGTCTCTCGCAAGATCGGCAAAGCCATTGGCTTCATCGAAACTGTTGAGGTTTCTGAGGCTGACAAGGATCTTCTGGAGACCATCCGCACGAATGTCTTTCTGGACGCAGAGGCTACCGAGGAACAGCGGATGTTAGAAGAGGATGACCTCCGGTTCTGTGATCCTACTACTCAGTGGACTGATGAGGACCGAGCGACGCGCACGGAAGCGGGCCGCCCCTGTCTGACCGAGGATCTGATTGGTTCGTTCATCCGCCAAGTCTGCAATGAACAGCGCAAGAACAAGCCTGGCGTCCAGATCAATCCCGTAGGTGACGGGGCAGATGACGATACGGCTGAGGTGATCCAGGGGCTTGTTAGGCACATTGAATACAGTTCCAACGCTGATACGGCCTATGATACTGCGTTCCAGAGTGCTGTCCGAACAGGGCGCGGGTTCTACCGGCTCTGCACCGACTATGAGGACTCCGAATCGGACGACCAAGAGATCCAGATCAAGCGGGTTCCCAACTCGGCTATGGTCTTCATCGACCCAGCCGCGCAGGAGTCGGACTTCTCAGACGCCCGATGGGGCGGGTTCAAGACCTGGATGAGCCGAGATGGCTACAAGGCTTCCTATGGCGAATCCAGGCTCGGTAACGCTGGTTCTAGCGCATGGCGATCCATCGGAGACGATGCACCCGACTGGATGAGCGGCGATGGTGGCGCTTGCATGGTAGTTGAGTATATTTGGAAGGAACTGACCAAGAGTAAGACCAAGAGTGGCCGAGAGACTTACAAGGTCCAGATTAAATGGGTCAAATGCACGGCTGTCGAGATTCTCGAACGTGGTGAACTGCCCGGTATCTATATCCCGATTATCCCGGTTTTGGGCGATGAGATCATCCAGAACGGGCAGCGCACATGGTCGGGGATCGTTAGGGCGGGGAAAGACCCCCAGAAGCGACATAACTACCTTCTGACAAGCCAGATTGAGCGTATTGCCTTCACACCCATTGCTACTTGGATGGGTGTCAAGGGTTTCATGGGCAAGGACAAGTCATCTTGGCAGAACGCCCATAAGGCTCAGACCGCATCACTTGAATTTGAGCCTGTGGACATCGCTGGGAATCCTGCCACGCCTCCACAGCTGGTTACTCAGGAAGCCGCTATCCAGAGCGTGACAGTTGCGCTCCAAGGCTCTGAGATGGGCATGAAGGCCGTCTTGGGCATGTATGACGCGAACATGGGCAACCGCCAAGGCGGGGAATCTGGCGTTGCTATCCAGCGGCTTCAATCCCAGGGTGATACGGGGAACTTCCATTTCCAGGACAACCTGAGCCGAGCTATCAGGCTTGAGGGCCGAATCATTCTGTCTTGGTTGCCTGTTTACTATGACCGTGAGCGTATCGTCAGAATCATTGGCGAGGATGGTTCACAGACTACTGTTAAGATCAATGGTTCTATCCAGAAGCCTGAAGAGGGGATGAGTAAGGATCAGGTTGGCAAGACGTTCAGCATCACCACTGGTAAGTATGATGTGACGATCTCCACCGGCCCCAGCTACCAGAGCAAGCGGCAGGAAGACCGCGCCATGCTCCAGGCGATGCTGACTAGCCCGATGGGGCAGTTGATCGCTAACCGGGCTGGTGATCTTGTGGCCAAGACTCTTGACTCGCCTATTGCCACTGAGCTAGCAGAACGCTTGATGCCCCTTGACATCGCACAGAAGGCCCAGGCTGGCAACCATCCGCAGATCCCGCCTCAACTACAGCAGGCCATGCAGAAGATGCAGATGGAGAACCAGCAACTTACCGAGGCTCTGCACAAGGCTATGGATGAGATCGACCAGAACATCACCAAGGCAAACCAGGACATGGAGAAGGCCAAGCTAGACGCTGAGACCAAGATCCACATTGCCCAGATGGACAACGAGGCCAAGATCCTAATTGCCGAGGCCCAGATTGCCGGGAATGGCGCTTTGCCTGCGCTCCAGCAAGAGTTCTCCGACCTCAAGGCCCAGCAGGAAGAACTGGCCCAGCTTGCCCTAGCCCATCACGACATGATTACCCAATCTATGCCCCCTACGCCTATGCCTGATGGCAGCGCACCCATGGGGGCCGCTAACCCTTCAACCCCGCAGACTGCCCCCGTTGGCCCGGTGGCCGGTGATCAGGCATCTGCACAACCCGTAGCACCCGCTGGCCCATCGGCTGGCATGGAGTAACTATGAACACCAAATATGAAGGAATGGATGAGATGGACGGCGCTGGCGTTGATATCGCTGTCGCTGAGCCTGTCTTGGAAACTCCTGAAACCCCGGAAGTGCCTGCTGAGCCTGAAACCCCCGATGAACCGGAGAAGACCCCGGAACAGGAAGAGGAACACAAGCGGCTCACCGGATCGGCCCGCGCCAAGGCAAAGGCTGAAAGGCTGGCAGAGGAAAACCGTCAACTCAAGGAACGGCTTGACCGTTTGGAGTCGAAGGTTGACCCAAAGCCTGCTGATTCCCCGAAAGCCGGGGAACCCGCGCTAGACGACTACGCGAGTTTCGCGGAATACAACGCCGCGATGATCGACTATCGGGTTCAGAAGGCTCTGGTAGAGCGTGATGCCAAGGACCAAAGCACCAAGATCATGCAGTCGTGGGAACAGAAGAAGGCAGAGGCCCGAAAGGACTTGCCCGATTTCGACGAAGTGCTGGCAGATATGGAGCCCCCCGCTCCCGTAGTGCTGGCAGTTATGAACGCCTCACCCTTTACGGCTCGGATCGCTCATTACCTTGGGAACCATCCAGACGAAGCGAAAGATATCAATTCCATGCGACCCGAGGCCGCTGCTCTCGCCATTGGTGAGATTGCCGCGACATTCAAGGCCGCCAAGCCAACCGAAAAGAAAGAATCCAAAGCCCCGCCCCCGCTGGTTCCAGTCAAGGCCGCCGCTATCACGGTAAAGAATGATCGTCATTCTGGCCTTGAAGAGTTCTAAGAGGCCCTACTAGAAAGGCTATACCATGGCAGTTAATGCCTTTAACAATACCGCAAAGATCACCAAGCAGGCGATGAATGTTCTCCGGAACAACCTTGTCTTGGTGCCCCGTGTCAACCGCACCTATGAGAAGGAATTCAGCCAGGGCAACGGTAAGATCGGCGATACCGTGTCTGTCCGCATTCCTGGGTATGGCACGGTTCGGCGTGGCAAGGTCGCCTCGCCTGCTGGCTACAACGAGTCCTACGTGCCTCTGACCGTGGCTCAGATCGGAGCGGACCTCAAGTTCAGCGCCAAGGAACTTCTGCTTAACGTGGAGGACCCTCCGGAGTTTGAGCGTTCCGTTCTTGGCCCCCAGCTTGCGACCCTGATCAACCAAATTGAGGCTGACGGCTTCGCGCTCTCTAACCAGTTCTCTGGCTTCACCGGCACCCCTGGCACCAAGCCCACGGATCTGTCGGCGTTCCTGGATGCCTACGCTCAGTTGGCTGAGTTCGCCTGCCCCCTGGATGATGAGATCTATTCGTATCTGGCCCCTCGTAGCCAGTCCAGCATGGTCAACGGGCTCAAGGGCCTGTTCCAGGATTCCACCGAGATCAGCAAGCAGTATAAGAAGGGCGTCATGGGCACCGCTGCGGGCATGAACTTCATGACCTCGCAGAACACCATCATCCAGCAGACTGGCACGTATTCCGGCGCTGCTATTGCCATGAACGGTGCCACGGCTGAAGGCGCGACCACGCTTGCCATTAATGCCTTCGGCGGCGCGACTGACAGCCTGAAGAAGGGGGACATCATCTCGATTGCTGGTGTCTACGCGGTCAATCCCGTTTCCAAGCTCAGCACTGGCCAGTTGATGCAGTTCGTTGTGACTGCTGACACCACCGCCGCCGCCAATGCGATGGCCGCTCTGCCTATCAGCCCCGGCATCTTCACCGCCGCGTCTGGCCCCAAGCAGAACGTGACCGCGCTGCCTCTTACTACCGCCGCTGTTTCGATCTACGGTGCGACCACCTCTGGCACCTATTCCAACAAGCAGAGCCCGATCAATCTTGTCATGCACCGTGACGCGCTGGCTTTCGCCGCTGTGGATATGCCTCTTCTTGACCCCACCGCACAGACCCGCATTCGTGATAACCAACTCGGCATGAGCGTCCGTCTGACCAAGTGGCTGGACGGCGTGAATGACGATCTCCTGTTCCGCCTCGACATGATGGTTGGCTGGGCTGTCCTCCGCGATAAGTTCGGCTGCCGCGTCCAGGGCTAAAACCTAACCCAACCCTCTGAAAGGATAAAATCATGGCTTCGACCCCTTACTCAACTACCGTTCAGGCTCCGACTGACGTTAGTTTCATCTCCGTTAACATCCCGGTCTTTGCGGCTTCGGCCCTTGCCAATGCTGATGAGATCACCGATCTCGTCTTGGGGCTGAATTACCAGCTCATCAAGGTTGACTTCGTGTGTGTGACCCCCATCACCACCGCTGCGAAGACCTGCACTCTGACCCCCTACATCGACGCGGTTGCCGTTCCTGGCACCGTGACTGCCCTGGCCGGAACCAAGGCCAAGGGCGTGGTGAGCAACATCTTCACGGCTGACCTCACCAAACCCCCTGTGTATGGAAGCATCATCAGCAAGTTCAAGCTGACCGGTTCTGGCACTACGGCCTTCGTTGAAGGCGCTGGTTACTTTGTCTGCCTGTTCCGGGTTGTGGGCAACCTCTCCTAGTTCTTAACCGCTGGGGGGATCTAACGGTCTCCCCAGCACATTTGAGGTGTGCATGATTACCAATGTCGTCAATTCCAATGTGTATGGGACGGGCGTCCTTGCCAGTTCGGCGGCTACCGCTGACCAGCTCATCGCCACCTATACCGTCACCGCAGGCCGTGTATTCCAACTTGCCTGGTTGTGGGTTGGTGCAAAGCTCACAACCTACGCGGGAACCGCTACCGACTTCGGAACAGCCTCATTCCGCGTGAATGGTTCTAAGAAGTGGACCTGGCAGATTACCGGGAGCGGATTCGGGTATGCATCCGTGACGCCTGCGGACTCGTTCCCCCTGGCGGCTGGTGATGTCATCACCATCGTATGCACCCCGTCCGCTGTGACACCGTTTAGCTGGGAAGCCAATTTTGGAGGAACTGAAGTATGAGTTACCCCAAGTGGCGGCATCACCCGACGCTGGAATCCGTGATCGTTTACGACGAAGGCGTGTGTGTGTCGCAGACCCCCGATGAAGACGGCTGGCGTGATGACCGCGACTTCCCTACCGATGACGAGCCCAAGCGCAAGCCAGGGCGCCCCCGCAAGGTGGAGGAATAACGCATGACCACCCATGTTCGAGACTTGCTGACTGATGCCCTGCTCGAACTAGGGGTATTTGACCCGTCTGAGGCCATAGACGCGGGGGCCGCTAACTCTGCACTTCGTGAATTGAACCGGATGGTCTCATCGTGGGCCAACGACGATCTGATGATCTACACCGTGGATCGCCGGACCTTCGCCATGGTCGCCAATCAGCAGGATTATACTATCGGCGTGGGGGGAACATTCAACACGCCTTACCCTGTTCGCCCCGGCCAGATCAACCTTGTGTCGGTCATTTTGAATGGGGTTGAGCTTCCGGTTGAGATCCTGAATGACGAACAGTGGCGTGATATCGCGCTCAAGGCACCATACCAGACGGTCCCTAGCACGATCCCTAACTACGTGTGGGCCGATGGCAACTTCCCGCTGAATGGGCTCCACTTCTATCCTGTCCCGACTGGCCCGATCCCCTTGATTATGTCGGTTTGGGGCCAGATCGTAGCGTTCACTTCGCCTAATGATGTGGTCACGTTGCCCCAAGGCTATGAGGATGCCATCGTCAAGAACCTCGCCGTTAGGCTTGGGCCCCGATACGGGGTCCAGTCTAACCCCGCAACGGTTGCACTTGCCCAAGCCGCGAAGATGCACATCAAGTCCCAGAACTGGGAACCGACCTATCGCTCTGTCGATTCGGCGTTGGCCGGAGTTGGCTCCAGTATCGGTCGCAAGTCCCGTGGTTACGTTGTGGATCCGTAGGAGAACACATGAAAAAGGCTCATCCAGGCTTCGCCGCCGTCCAGAAGAAGATCGAAGGCGAAGGCTACAGCAAGAAATCGGCCGGTGCCATTCTCGCCAATGCATCACGGAAGGCCAGCCCCGCCGCTAAGAAGGCTAATCCAAACCTAAAGAAAGTCGGAGGGAAGTAATGGCAAAAGAGATCGGAATGCCCAAGAACGCATCCAAGGCCGCAAAGAAGGCCGACGAGAAGATGGACAAGGCCAAAGGCATCAAAGAGGGCTCCAAGGCTGATCTGAAGGCCGATAAGTCTATCATGAAGAAATATGGGAAGAAGGGGAAATAATGAAGAAGATCGTTGATCCTAAACACTTCGCGACCGTGTGCGGGGCTCTCACTGTTTCGGGCTCCAAGACCGCCATCAAGATTATGGATGAGAAAACCATCGTCAAGGCTACTTGGCGTAATAAGCCAAGCGGGCGTAACTCGCGGGAAGAGATGGTTGTGACCTACGGGGCACCGGACTATCGGACCCTCGTCTTCATCAAGAAATGCAAGAAAGCCGGTGAGCCATTCCCTATCAAGAAGGTTCAGTTCAGGGCATGGCCGGTCAAGAAGGCGAATAAGTAATGAGAATCCGGGGGGCCGTTGGACCCGCCTACGCCCTTTCTACGGTCCCACTGGACTGCCAGCAGACTATTAACCTGTTTTTAGAGCCTGATGAACTTCAGACAGGCAAGGATGGGTCTATCGGTGCTTTGGTCTGTCGCCCAGATCTGACGACCTTCTGCACTCTGCCCATCGCACCGGTTCGGGGCATGTGGCGGGTGTCTGTGAGTGGCCGGGTCTTCGCAGCGGGCGGGAACGCTCTCTATGAGATCACCTCTGCCGGTGCGGTAACGAAGATCGGGTATCTAAAGACTGATACCGGGTCTGTCTCAATGAGCGACAATGGCCTCCAGTTGATCGTGGTGGATGGAGCGGCGGGTTACATCCTGACATTCTCCAACGGCATCTTTGCGCCCATCACTTCCCCGGCGTTCTACAGCTCGAACAAGGTTGTCTTCACCGACACATATTTCGTGCTAGTTCGTCCCAATTCTGACCAGATTTACCAGTCAGACTCATACGATGGGTTTACCTACGGGGCTCTTGACTTTACCACGGCTGACGCGAACCCAGATAAGACCGTCACATCTGTCCGGTATCGTAACCAGTTGGCAGTCTTTGGTGAACGGTCTACAGCCTTTTATCAGGACGCTGGAAGCAAAAACTTCGCATTTGATAGGATTAACGGTTCTTTAATTGAACATGGATGCGCTGCCCCCTTGTCACCGGCCAAAGATGGCGATACACTGGTATGGCTGGGAGAAGATGAGTATGGGAATGGCGTGGTCTACAAAACAGTAGGCTATCAGGCTTCCAGGGCTTCAAACTATGGAGTCGAGCTTGCCATCCAGGGATATGGAGACATCTCCAACGCCACGGGTTTCATGTTCCAGACTCGCGGGCATACCTTCTACGTGTTGAGCTTCCCGAGTGCTAATACATCCTGGGTGATGGATGTTGGCTTGGGAACCTGGTATGAATGGAAATCGACCAAAGCAGACGGTTCCCAAGGCCCATGGCGTGCTTGGCAGCATGTATGGGCTTTCGGTAAACATCTAGTGGGAGACTTTGAGAATGGCAAAATCTATTCTCTCGGCTTCTCCAGTAGGACTGATGACGGGGCTGTCATCCAGAGACGGCGAAGGCTACCCCCTGTATCGAACAACCTCAAGCGGCTCATCCATTCCAAGTTTCAGTTGGATTGCCGAACCGGGGTCGGGACAGACGGAACCAATCAAGGCCAGCAACCTACCGTGATGCTTCGCTACTCGGATGATGGTGGGCAGTCTTGGTCCTCTGAGAAGTGGGCTCAACTTGGGCGCATTGGGCAGACCCAGGCACGTGCTATCTGGAGGATGTTGGGTCAGAGCCGGAACCGGGTCTATGAGGTCACAGTAACCGATCCTGTTGACGTAGCGATCATGGGGGCCGATCTTGACGCGACCCCGTGTGCCTCATGAGCATTCAAAACGCTCCCATCCGTGAGCCCATCCAGCCCATGCCGCCGGTATGGTCGATCTGGTTCCAAAACCTTGTAACGGCATTCAACGCACTCTTGGCGTCTGCTGGGGTCATCAATATGCCTGCGTCCCGTATCCCTTTCGGCAATGCAGGTGGGACTGGGGTTGATTCGTCGGCTGCGCTAACGTTCGACGGGACCAAACTGGACAGCCCACAGGCTAGGTTCGGGACTGATACTGATTACACAGAGATCGAGGCAGACGGGACTATCCGCATGGTTGGAGCTGCTAGTGTCTGGAACGACATCAACATTAGCCTTGTGCCCCCGCAGGGTGGTGCATCTGCCCCGGCCATTATCGCGTTCAACGGGGATTCTAATCTCGATTGCTATGCGTATTCGGGGACCAACCCAACCCCGGACGAGATCCACTCAAGCCTAGAGATCCTGCATGGCTACAAAGAGGGGTCAGACCTGCACTTCCATGTCCATGCCTACCCAACCAACGCTAACACTGGCGATGTGAAGTTGAGCCTACGTTACACATGGTTCAACCGTGGCACCGTCCCAGCAGCGGCTGTGACTGTCCCTATGGTGCTCCCAATGCCTGGCGTGGCGTGGCAGGAAACAACGTTCGCATCTGTCCTAAGCGGGGCAGGTAAGAACATGGGCTCCCGCTTCGTCTATTCGGTGTTCCGAGACACTACCGATGTCCAGGACACCTACGCAAGCAACCTAGCAGTAACAGATATGGGGCTGCATTACGAGATTGATCAGATCGGGTCTAGGGAGATTTTTGTAAAATGAACTTCCAGGTTGAATACCGCGCTCCGATGCCGTTGGATATCCCGGGGCTTGAGTCTACCATGCTCAAGATGCCGCAAGAGCCCGCCCCAGTTGTGCATCGGTTTGGGCCTGGGATTTATATCCGTGAGGTTCGTCTCCCCGCTGGTTCTTTCGTGATTGGTCACGAGCAATTAACAGAGCATCTGAACATCATGCTAACTGGCAAAGTATTGATGGCTGATGGATCGGTCCTGGAGGCCCCTACAATGTTCGTCGGGAGACCTGGCAAAAAGGCCGGGTTCATCGAAGAGGATTGTGTGTGGCTGAATGTCTACGCTACCGAAGAAACAGATGTAGACAAACTTGAATCCATGTTTCTGCGCAAGTCCGAGGCATTCATGGCTCACCGTGGCGCTATGGATGAACCCGCAGCACGCGAAGACTTCGCCAAGATGTTAGATGATCTTGGAGTGAGCGCCGAAACTGTAGCCTTCCAATCCGAGAATGAATCAGATCAAATTGCAATGCCTTACGGTGCATATAAGTTCCAGCTTGGACCGTCGCCCATCCACGGTAAAGGTATCTTTTCTTGTGGAGGATATGAAGCGGGCGAAGTCATCGGAGAAGCCCGCATCAATGGCATGAGGACACCTCTCGGGTGCTATACCAATCATTCTGGGACTCCTAACGCGAAGATGGATCGCCGGGGGCAAGACATCTATCTAGTGGCGTCTCGGCCAATCACGAGCCAACATGGCGGATGGCTGGGTGAAGAGATCACAGTAGATTACCGAGTTTCAGTGGAGGTCACATGTCAGGCGTAGCAACTGCAATAGCAGTGGGAAGCATCGGTGGGGCATTGATTAGTTCTAATGCTTCAAGCCAGGCGGCTAAGGGAGCCGCGAATGCCGCTAACCAGGCCAATGCCACTCAATGGGGCATGTATGACCAGAATCGGACAGACCAGGCACCTTGGCGCGAAGCTGGGGGGATGGCACTTGGCCAGATGCAGGCAGGGATGCAGCCGGGAGGCGAGTTTAATCGCACTTTCGGAATGGGCGACTACCAGGCAGACCCCGGCTATCAGTTCCGGCTGGATCAGGGTAACAAGGCACTCCAGAGGGCCGGGGCGAAGTTCGGTAACAGCCTGAGCGGTGCCCAGCTTCAGGGCGCTTCAGACTACAACCAGGGCATGGCATCCCAGGAATACGGGAACGCTTACAACCGGTTCATGAACAACAGGACCACGCGGTTTGGTGAACTGTCGAACATGGCGGGGCTGGGCCAGTCGTCCGTAGGGGCCACAGGGCAGGCGGGACAGAATGTGGCCAATCAGGTAGGCAATAACACTATGGGCGCTGCTACGGTAGCAGGCAACGCTGGGATGGCCAACGCTGGGAACTGGAGTAACGCCATGAACAACGGAATCAACCAGTGGCAGAACTACAGCCAGATGCAGAACATGAGCAACGCTGGCAACTTCAGCATCACCGGGACACCTGGGTCTTCATCTCCCAACTTCGGGAATAACTGGGGCCAGACTGTTGCGACTGTCCCTGTGAACTACGGGGGTTAGGATGCCTTTCGAGGGAATGAACTTCGGTCTAGCGCGGCCTACCGTCCAGGTTGAAAATCCTATGGATGTGGCGATGAAGGGCCTGGCCATGCGAAGTCAGATGCAACAGCAAGCTATCCAACAGCAAGGTATGCAGGATGCCCAGGACTTCCGTAACCAATACGGGATGAGCCCCGGCATGGCGAAGAATGTTAAGGACCTCCAGACCGCAGGCTACCAGGCGGAACACGCTAAGTCGCTAGCCCTAAACGAACACACTAAGGCTGTCGATTGGCTGGTAACCCAGCAGAACAAGACGTATCAGTCGGCCCTGGACGCATTGAACAAGGACCCTAACGCGGCCCCCGGTATCCATTCGTTTGTTCTCCAGAAGACTGCCCAGAATGCCCAGCAGATCGGGGTTGATTCATCCAAGAGTGATGACCCCCTTAACTTCGTCACCACAGCGGCCCCATTCGCCCCTGGCGAGGCTGAAAAATGGGATGTGGAAGCCCAGAAGTCTTGGCTTGAGCAGAAGGTCAAGGATACGACCCCCGAGGCCGTGGCTCAGAAACGGGCAGAACTGGCGCTCCAACAGCAGAAGGCGGACCAAGACGTATGGGAGAAGACGCCCACTAGGGATGGGTTCGCTCGGTTCAACAAGAAAACTGGAGTGATGGAAGCGGTAGACGGTGGATTTAAGCCGCCCATCACTGCCGCCCAGATCAACCTAGGCACCGGGCAGGCACACAACACTGGAACAGGGGTTGATACATCTAAGCCACTTGCCAACCCACAAGCTGAGGGTCTAGCCCGTGATTTTGCCGATGGCAAACCACAGCCTGCCATCACATCTCGCACCCCTGCGTGGGTCAGTGACGCTATCGCCCGTGGCCGCCAAATCTACGCACAGGCTAATGGAGGCGATGAACAAGGGTATGGGACGACCTCAGGGGTCATTAAGAAGTCCCGCGAAGCTTGGGCGCCGGGCGGCGCGATGATGAACACGGCTGCGGCTGTTGACGTTGCTACGGGGCATCTAGCCGCCAGAGATCAATTCATTGAGGCGCTAAAGAATGGTGATGCGGCCAAGATGAATGACCTTAAAAACTACTTCAAGACCCAGTTCAATCTTAGCACTGCCCCGAATGACCTTCGGACTATCAATGGGCTTGTTGCACCTGAGATCGCAAAGGTGGTCAAAGGTTCAACCAATACGAACGAATCTGAAGTTCAGGATATCCGAAAATCCCTTGGCGATGACCTAGCATCAGAGATTCAGAAAAGCGGGGGGCAGGTATTCCGTGGGGCGATGGGAACCAGGCTTGAGAACATGGAGAACCAATACAAGGTTGCCTACCCAGGCAAGAGTCTTTCCCGTGTGCTTCTACCCGCTACGGTTAAGACTTTCCCATCAGTATTTGGTAATGGTGCCCAAGGTGGCGCGGGTGCTACACCTGCACCCGCTCAACGTATCACCGCAACGCAAGCTAATGGAACGAAACTTCAACTTTCAGCCGACGGGAAATCATGGGAACCAATGGGGGGTAAGTAATGCCTGAACTTCCGCCCCTCCCGAAAGGCGCAAGCCTTGATGCCCCGTTACCTAGCGGTGCGACATTAGATAGTCTGCCGCCCCTTCCTAATGGTGCAAAGCTAGATCAAGCTCCTTCCGATAACTTCCAGCCCACTCAATACGGGTTCGGCATTAAGACTATTGACCTCGGGCATGGGAAACAGTCAGTTCAACGCAGCGGGGATGCCGGGGTCTACTTTGGACCCGACCAAGGTAACACCGGGAAACCGGGGTGGTTTGACGCTAAGGGCAACCGTTTGGGCGATACCCCCGGCGCTGACCCTGGATTTGTAGACCGGCAAATCAACGCAGACCAGCAGCGCAGGGCGCACCCGGTCCAGAGCCTTATCTCTGGTATTGGCAACCTTGGTATCGGTGTTAGCCCTGGCGGGTTGGTCCAGAACATCCGGGAGATTACTGGAAACACTACTCCGTATGCGGTTGAGAAGTATCTACCAGCGCCCAACGTGGCGGGGGTCGGGAAGGGCCTGACTGATACGGTGCTGGCACCTGCTCAACTTGTGGCTCATGCCGTTGGTTCTAATGCGGTTGATCCCGCAGTAAACGCGGTTGATAACTATTACAAGGGGAACTTCAACGAAAGCAAGACAGGCGAAGCCATTGGTCAGGCTCTTCCGTTCCTGGCCACGGCTGGAGGCTCATCGGCTGCACAGGCCCCCGCACAGGTTCTCACCACGGCTCAGAAGGTCAAGGCGGCTTTGTTTGGTATCGCTAAGGCTTCTGCTACTGGGGCTGTTGCGGCCCCTGTCATGACCCCGGAAACCAATGTCCAGGGCGAAGGCGACTATTGGAATCGGAAACGAGCAGAGTCCAAGACCGGGGCCAAGGTTGGCGGGGCTTTGGGAACCGTTGGGCAAGGTTTAAGTGCATGGGCATCTCGTTCCACAACCCCAGCGGCTGAAGTGGCAGCAGAGATTACTCCAGAGATTACTCCAGAGGTTGTGGGGAAGACAGCTCGGAAGGCATCGGGGAAAGGATTAGGGGCGTCACAGGCCAAGACAGAACTAGCGCAGATGGCAGAATTCAATCCAGAAGCCAAGGCACAGGCAGATAGACTTGGGATGGAACTTCCGGCCGATGTCCTTTCTGACAACCCGCAGGTTCGGTCTGCGGCAGGCCTAACCCGGTCTGTTGCCGGTAGCCAACCTGAGGCCGGGTGGAGAACTACAGTTTCAAATGCCGCAGATCAAGCCGACAAGATCATGGCCGAGAATGACGCCCATTTCGCGGCAGGAACCACCAGCCCTGGCTCGGTTTCTGCAAAGGTTAACAAAGCCTTGATTAGTGAACGGGATGCCATCGCTAAACAGGCTAATGATGCCTACGGTGCGGTGAATGATTCGGTCCCAAAAGAAACCCCGGTCCAGATGGATCGGCTTGGGGCGACCTTGGCAGATGTCGAACGTGAGGTTGGCCCCGGTGGGATGTCTAAGCAGGAAAGCAGATTGATTTCCATGCTGGGAGACAAAGACAACCCCCCCACCTATGGACGACTCATCCGAGAAAAGAATCTCATCGGACAGGCTATCGGAGGCCAGAAGTCACCTTACGGCGATATGGAAACTGGAGCATTGAAACGGCTCTATGGTGCGTTGTCGGAAGACCAACTTGCTAATGTTGGTGACATTGCTGGGTCAGAGATGAGGTCTCAACTACACGGGGCCAACCTGCTGTTCGCAAAACAGAAGGGTCTAGAATCACGGATTACGGGTGCATTTGGTAATACGATGGATGGGTCTATCGCTGGTCAGATGCGGAACGCCATCACGCAGAGTGCCAAGGGTGACACCAAGGCTTTCAATAGTCTAATCAAGACGGTGCCTGGGGATCTGCACAAGGAAACTCTCATCACGGCTCTTGCCGATGCCACTAGGTCTAATCGTGGCGTTGATCAGGGAGGGTTTGGGTTTAGTGAGTTCGCTAAGACTTGGCGGGGCATCCAGGCTAACCCTGTGGTCTATGACAAGATGAACAGGACGCTTGGCCCTGAAACCGTGGCGATGCTTAATGACCTTCAGGGTATCTCACAACGGCTAACAGAATCTAGAGCCAATGTTCTGACCACAGGGAAGGCGAACCAAGCTCTCGTTAACACGATGGCAAAACAGACCACGTTTGAAAACCTAATGGACTCTACGGTCAGCAAGACCGCATCAACCGCTGCTGGAGCTGCTGGAGGTGGCCCGGTGGGGGCTGCCGCTACAAGCCTTCTACATCAAGCATTGAGCAAAGGTGGCAGACAGCCTCTCCGTGATATTGGGAACCTGTTCAACTCCCCAGAATTCCTAAAGTTGGTTGAAGACGTTTCAAGTGGTGCCAAACCTTCAGGTGCAACTGTTGAGGCTGTAGTTTTGAGCCCACGGTTCCAAAACTTCGTTTCTCACGTTAAGGATATGCCAAAAGGTGTATCGAATCGCGCTACCTGGCTTATGTCACGGATCGCGGCAGACCGTGCTACCCCCAAAATGCCTACCGCAGCCTCAACCGGAACCAATGACCAGATAGCGGAGAACAAATGAGCGCACTCCCTTACATGCTACCGATTTTCCGGGCCGAAGATGCTGCTGGGGCTTCGCTTCCGTTTGCGTTGCTCTACACGTATGCCGCCGGAACCACCACGCCTCTTACCACCTATCAGGACGCAGCCGGGACCATCCCCAATAGCAACCCCGTGATCTGTGATGCCAACGGCCTTGCCGTGGTGTTCCTGACCACTGGGGTAGCATACAAGTTCAGCCTCACGGACCAATACGGGACCGTTCAGCCTAAGTACCCCCAGGATAACCTTGTGGGGGGTGCTACGGGTGCCACGGGTGCGCCTGGGTCCATTTGGCGGAATGGTGCTGGTGTGCCCTCTAACTCTGTCGGTATCGACGGTGACTTCTACCTGAACACGTCGAATGGGGACGTTTACAAGCGATCCGGAGGGGTCTACGCGGTCATTGCAAACATCATCGGGCCTGCCGGTTCATCCAAGAACGCCATCCTAAACGGTAGCTTCTACCTTGGCCTTTCGCCCTGGGTCACTTCGGGTGCCATTGCCCCTACGCTCGGGACTGGCAGCACTGCGCTTTTGGGCTCGGCTCAGGAATACGCTGCCCAGAATATAGCGGTTGCGGTTACTTCTGTCGGATCGATCTCCCAGTCATTCTCAATTGGCACGCCTGTCGGATCGCAGATTCTCAAATTCAACACGGCAGCCTATTACGAGGCCGGGGGTGTGTCTGCGTCTATCGCTAACACTGGTTACGCTAAGGTGTATGTCTACAACGCCGCTTCTGGTATTGAGACGCTGGTGGGCACGATAAACACGACCGCCATCAGCACTACCCCTACCTGGGCTCCAAACTCAATCGACATTACAGCACAGATGCCTGTCGCTGGTGATTACGGGGTTAGGTTTGAGATTCAGGCGTATACGGATAATACCGCCGGAACCCCCGGACTCAAGGGAACTATCTCGGCAGTTGATGATGTCACGCTCATCATCTCAACAGGTGGAACCGCTGGACCTACTGGTCCCACGGGACCCGCTGGCCCTGGCGTTGGGCTTGGGAATATCCTGACAAATAGCAATATCACCGGAGGGACTTATTCAACCGGGAGTCTAACCCCTGTAATGGTAGGGAAGGGTTCTCAAATAAGGTTCACACCTTCACTGTCAACCCGAGTGTTTATTAACTTCAAAGCCGAAGTTTCAAACAACATCGCCGCAGATGTTGCATTCATACAGATTGCCTATGGGACCGGTTCTGCCCCTGCTTCTGGAGCGGCGCTCCCAGGTGGTGCGTCGTGGGTAGGGGGTGCGAGTCCATGTATCGCTAGAATAACAAGCAATGTAGGGGGACAGCACGTAGATGCCAGCATTACCTATATTGTGACTGGATTGACACCGCTGACTAACTATTGGTTTGACCCTGCCATTTACGTATTCTCCAACACGGGGAGCATTTACGCTGGTGGGATGAACGTCACCATCTTTGAGCTTTAGGAGAGCCAGTGTCAGCACCCATCGCAGTCCCAACTACTTCCAGCATCTTCCAATACCCGCCCAACTTCCCAAACGGTCAGACCGCTGATATCTGGAATGCGTATTTCCAGAGCATCAACGATGGGTTTTCAACCGCACCAGGGATCTTGGGTGCGGTAGCCTACACGATCCTAGCGGATACGGTCAGTGCCTCTAATGGGGCTGGGTTGGTTGGTTACAATGCCGCGCTAACATACGGTGTAGGGACCATCGGGAAGGCGGTCAAGGACAACGCAGCCACCGCTTCTGCGGCCACATCGTTAGTGCGGACCGACCTAGCCGATACCACAGACGTAGCTAAGGGCGATGCGCTGGTGGGGGTGAAGCAGCTGTTCACGGGGGCTGTGGCACGGACCCAGCATGACAAAAACGCTGACATCGTTAGTCTCAAGGACTTCGGGGCAGTCGGGAATGGGATTGCCGACGATACGGCGGCCATGACTGCGGCCATTGCTGCGGGTGAGTTCCTGGTCCCAGATGGAACCTATCTGGTCAGCACGGTGACTGTTAACAATAGTGTCAGGATGTATGGGACTGGTCGGAATAAGGCGATCATCAAACAGAAGAACGCTACAAACAACAACCTGTTCCAAGTCAACGGTGACTACGCTTTTGAGGCTTATGACATCCAGTTTGACGGCAACGGTGCCAACCAGTCGTTGAAGTCTGGTCTCCAGGATGGTATCTCCATCCCTGTTGGGTCACTCACTCTTGAGCGGTGCTGGCTTCACGACTTCAAGGGCAATATAGTCAGATCTGGTAACACTGAGTCGAGCTTCGGCTATGCCTCCGACATCAATACCTACGCACATGACTTCCGCATTGTAGGTAATAAGTTCGATCAGGGGGCCATTGGCCTTGGCTATGGTGATTGCCTACGATTGTTCAAGGTCCAGCGTGGCGAGATCAGCGGTAACTACTTGGTGGGTGGGCTTTCTCCCATGCGTGGTTGCTACTACTGCTCAGGTTTGAATATTGCAAACAATCGGTCATACAACACAAATGACGTTGGTATCACACTCGCGTTATCTTTCGATTGCACGGTGGTTGGTAATGTCTGCAACGGCCATAGTCATCACGGGATAGAGATCGATTCCTGCGTCAGGGTTACCTGTGCTGGGAACACTACCAGTGGGAACACTCTGCACGGAATAGCCATGACTGAGTTTGGCCCTCCAGTGGGTGCTGGTTACTCGGGTTATCTAGACGGTGTTCTGGTGTCCAACCCCACAACGCCTGCAAATGTGGATTGTGTGTTCACAGGCAACAACGTCAGCAAGAACGGAACTGGGGGCATGAGCCTTCTGTCTTGTGACGGTGTGCTTGTATCCGGTAATAGGTTCAGCGGGAACAACACCAGCAACACAGGTGGAGAAGGGTGCGGGATCTACCTCTCTGGAGGAGCCGCAAACAAAGACAACGCAATGATCCAGGCCAATGTTTTCAACAACACTGGCTACCAAACCAACTCGGTCAACCGTTCCAACCAGCAGATCAGCTACCAGACCAGGATGCAGGGCAACTCCCACATCGGAGGCAACCTTCAGAATGCCAGCATTCCCCTTGTCGGCGGGTTCAACATGATGACCGACAGGTTCCTGCTGAACTCGGCTTCCATCTCTGGGACATCAGCTCTTGTGGCAGACGCACAGAGCAAGACCGGGTGGGCGCGACAGATTGCTGACGCGAGTGGGGCTAGTTCAACGGTGGTGAACTACATCGTCAACCCAGTGTCACGATATGGTGCCAAACTACTCTACTTCCGGGTTAGAACACCGGACACCATGACCAGCATCACGGTGGATGTGAATCTGTATCTTGCCGGGGTGTATGTCGCCACCGCTTCGACCATTCCCATGACACTTACTACCGCATGGAGTGAGCAGGTGATTTACTTACCAGCCTCTCTCTCCAGTAATAACTACGATAACATCCACATCCAGTTCACAACCAGTTCGGCCCTAACGGGAAACGTCAATGTGGAAGAGATCTCCTGCTTCTTGCCGTGTGAGTAGCGCCTTGTGCAGCGGTTGTGCAGGTTCACCGTGGCGCGGGATGGGCGGGAAGGTTCCCGCGAGTGGACAAGATCAATCTGTGTATATCTCGGTGATGCTGAATTTCCAGATCCCAGGCTCTATCTCTTTGAACAAGGTGAAATATGGTCGGAAGCATTCTCCGAACTCTTTCGCCTGTTTATCGAGGATCGGTCTGTTTCCACCTCGGCTTTTTTGCAGAGCGTCCCTAGCTTCTTGTTCTGTTGCTGCCTTGACCGTTCCGGCATAGATCGAATCGCCGTAGGGTCGCAACTGTCCTACTTGTGTGAAGGTGATATTTCCCATGGGGTTCTCCTTTCGAGGGTCGTGCAGATGGACAAGAGGGCTCAGAAGCCCAGGAACTCGGGGATCGCGTCGAATTGGCGCGGGGTCATCCAGACGGATTCGACCTGATAGGCGCCCTTTTCGTCGGCGTCCTCGATCATGTCGCAGGCATCAAGGGGAGTGCAGAAGCAGGAACCGGAGCCCTTCACAGAGAGCTTGATGTATTCGCGCTTGATGAATCGGGCTTTCAGCCATTCGAGCATTGGGCACCTCGGAAGGTTCGGGGAGTGGACAAGATCAGTTGAGATAGATTCGGGCGATTCGGGCTTCCTCTGAGTCGCGCAGGTTAGCGACCAGTTCCAGCCCTTCCTTGTAGCGCAGGCACTTGGCGGCAAGGCGTTGGTGTTCGGCATCTAGGATGCGGAGTTGGTCGGCGCACTCACACACCGGGTCCACGGGGCTGACTACATCCCTCCCGCAGATGTGGCAGATGTTATTCATACAGATTCGACTTTGATGCCGACGATTCGGGAGAGGGCTTGCAGGAGGTCGCCGCCGTAGCAGTTCCCCGACCCGTAGCCGCAATCAATCGCCCCGTGGGAATCGGCGCTGGCAATCTCGTTGCCCTCGTCCTGGTCATCGTCCAGGTCGGCGGGGTCGGTCTTGTAGAGGGTCCAGTCATCGTTATCCACGATGGCGTGGCATCCAGGGTTGGCTTTGATGACCTCAGCCAGTTCAGCGATGGGGTCACGCTCGGGTTTCTTTGCCATTGGAGGCTCCTTGAGGGTCGTGCAGATGGGCAGGCTCACGCCTGGGGCATTTCGATTTCGTTCTTCACATCGTCAAGCAGGACGAGGACTGGTTTGGTTCGGGCATCCAGGGCCACCAGAGCGGCCTTGAGATATGATTTCGGGTCGTAGACCGTTCCGTCCTCCCCGCCATACC